GTATGTGTCTAGAATTTTCTAGGCACGTATGTGGTGATATTTGAAAATTTATAATAATGGCATCAGTATATCAAACACTTAATAATGTTTTATCATTCCCTAATTCCACCATTACTAAGAGAATGATGAAAGAGATAGAACAAAATAAATCGTGTATAGGAGATAACAAAATGGACGTAACTAAATCGTGTATTAATTTTATTGGTGATGAAGGAATTCTTCAACCAATCGGGAATGCTTTCCTGTTTTCATTTTTATCTGAGACAGTTGGCGGTAAGTTCGTTGGGAAGAATAGTGGTAAAATTATTCTTACTAACCAGGATTTAGATGTTCAGGGGAAATATGCTAGGTGGGCTAAAGTTACAGCCATCGGTTCAAAAGTTACAGATTTTAGTGTTGGTGATATTGTACTCATCGAAGCACTGAAATGGACAATTGAATATAAATTTAACGGTCAGTCATACTGGAAGTCAGATGATACTAAAGTCATTGCCATAGGTCTTGATGAAAGTGTAGCATTTGACTATTAAGTCAACTGACTTTAATCGGAGAAAATTATGGTTTTTATGTTTTTGGTTTTTCTAGCAGCATTTGCATTAGAAATTATCGGTACCTGGGTTAGTGTTATTGGATTATCTTCAATGTTTGCTGCAAGTCAAGTGGTTATTATTTTAGCAGTATGTCTGGATTTTGCAAAAGTAATTACTGTAAGTTATACGTACACCCACTGGAAAGATATTAAGTTGTTAGCTAAGACTTATTATCTATTTGCATCTGTAGTGTTGATGATCATTACATCGGCCGGTGCATTTGGTTATTTATCTGGGGAGTTTCAAAAAGCTATCTCAAATACAAATCAACAAAGCGTTCAACTTGCTGCTCTTACTGATGAACAGGGTAGAAATCAAAAGCGAAAAGAAGCAATTGATAAACAAATTTCTCAGCTACCAGAATCAAATGTTAGAGGTAGGACACAACTAATTAAACAGTTTGGTCCAGAAATTAAGCACATCAATGATAGGTTAATTGAAATTGATAAAGAGTTGCCAGCTTTAAAGATCGATTCTATTAAAAAGAATGTTGAAGTTGGTCCAATCATTTATGTTGCTGAAGCATTTGGCACAACGCCGGAATTAGCTGTTAAGTGGGTCATTCTTACAATTATTTTCGTATTTGATCCATTAGCAATTGCTCTTTTACTTGCTGGTAATTCTTTGGTTGCTATGAGAAAGTTAAAGAAGGAATTAAAATTTAGCGAATCTTATATCAAAGAAAATCCTGCTGAGTATGAGAGCAAATTGCCAGAGCCTCAGAATTATCCACCAACTCCGCCTTATGCAGATGTTAAAGTTGAAGAGGAATCACATGAGGTTCAACCAGAAGTACCATGGGATAGAATGCCCGAAGTTGAACCTATTCCGGAAACTAAACCTCATTCTAGACATGAAGCTACATTGGAACATTTTAAAAATCTTCCAGAAGAAGTTGATCCTTCATTAAACGTTGCTAAACTTCCTCAGGAAGATGATGCGCAGATTTCCAATCCTTTTATGCAGCAAGAAACGGAAGATGAACGTGAAACAATTACTTTAGAACAGATTATGAAACCTGTTCACCCAGTAAAAATTCATAAATCTTCTCTCGACGATATAGATGCTAGATTTGGTGATTTACAGGAAGAGGACGGTGAAAGACAAGAATTAAAACATCTATTTGAAATGTATCAATTAGAAAATCCATCTATAAAATAAAATCTGATTCAAGTTTTAATTTGGGTTCCTACAGTGTATAATATACATTATAGGAACCCTTTATCTTTTATGGAATAACAAATATGAAACCTTCGATCTGGGTAGAAAAATACCGTCCACGTAATATTTCAGAAGTAATTTTTCAAGATGATCGTCAACGATTGTTATTTGAAAAGTTTGTAGCTGATGGGGATATCCCGCATTTATTGTTATCTGGTATTCAAGGAACAGGTAAGACTACTATTTCTAAAGCTCTAATGCGGGATTTAAATGTAGATAAATCTGATCGTCTTAGGATTAACTGTTCAGATAAAAAGATTGATGCATTGCGATCTGAAGTTACTGGTTTTGCGATGACGATGCCAATTGGCAAATTTAAAGTTGTGCAATTGGAAGAATTTGATTATCTATCTTTAGATGGTCAGGGATTACTTCGCTCTTTAATTGAAGATACTTCTAGCTCATGCAGATTTATTGCTACGTGTAATTACGAGAATAAGATTATGCCACCGCTTAAGTCTCGCTTCCAACAGTTCTATTTTAAAGCACCAGATAAAGATAAAATTGCCGGTCGAATGGTTGAAATATTGGATAAAGAAAAAGTAGAATATGATGCTGGATATTTGCTTTCTTATATCGATGTGGGATATCCAGATATTCGCAAGACTATTCAATTGCTACAGGGTAATATTATTGATGGCGCGTTATTAAATCCATCTTCTGCGACTGCTGAAACGGCAGATTGGAAATTCGGTTTGCTCGAGTGTATATCAACTGGTAATTTTAAAGGTGCCCGCAAGTTAGTCTGTGAATCTGCTACACGGGAAGAACATGAAGATGTGTTTACCTTTCTTTATACTAACGTTGAAAAAATGAAAGTAAAAGATACAGATGCAGCAATTATGATTATAGCGGAACATATGTGTAAGCATCCACTTTCATCTGACACTGAAATTAATTTAGCATCAATGTTTATTCAGTTAGGAAAATGTTAATATGGAACTGAATCCAAAAGATGCATCTTTATTCCATAAAATATGCTATAGAATTTTATTGGTCTCAGTGACAATTGTTTTTATTTGTGGCGATATGTTTTGCTATCCTTTTAGAAAAATTAAAAAGCTTTATAAGACAGTGAAGGGCAACTATCGGTTGAAACGTGATGGTATTATACATTTAGTGGATAGAAAATGAAATCTTTAACTATGCCTTTTAGCGAAAGTCAATGGAACTCTGTTGTTGACGGTAATGTTTATGGTAGACCATACGGAAAAGAATTGGGCGAAGACATTTATATCCAAACAAAAATAGAAAATATGGGATATAAAAAATTTAATTATATTAAAATTGATTATATGCATGCTGTTCATATTATCGAGGTAGAATAATGGCTGCATATAAATTAGATATTTTTGGATTGCTTGCTGATATTAGTAGTTCAAAGTCTGGCGATATTTATTCTAAATTGTCAGATGATGAACGAAAGGGATTTAGTGCCCTTGTGGTCATGAGATGGTTAACTGGAACATCTGATGAACGTCAGATTGTTTTGTTGAATGAGTTTGTTAATCCCTGTGTGTTCACATTGGGAAAACATCCGCATTTATTAATGCTATTGCTACAAGCAGCTAATTCTAAAACGGGTAAACGTTATCAGTGGTTGGGTGTAAAGAGTAAAAAGAAAAACCTAGAAACATTGAAAGTTATTCAGGAATATTATGAAATGTCTGCTAGAGAATCTAGATTAATGAATCCACTTCCAACAGAATCAGAACTAATTCAAATGGCTGAAGAGTTGGGCTGGCAAAAAGATGAGATAGCAAAACTTAAAAAGGGGTTTTAAAATGGGTTTATTTCCAAATAAATGGAAGGGTGCATGTGCAAGCAGCCCTTATGCAGTGCAAGATTCTAATCCCGATCCATCTAATTTTAGAATTATTGAAGAGCGAATGGTGGGCAAATATTTAGTACTGCTTGTTAGCTATCCCAATTGCAAAAATTTTGAAGGCAAAAAATTAATGGTTTATAAACACTTTAAAAATAGTAAAGAGTTAATTAAGTTTAATTTAGGAAAGCTTGACCCGCATTTCGCAGATAGAAAAGGATCTCCTATTGCTAGATTTGCTCCTAATGAAAAATCTCTTATACTTATTGAGAGAATGGCTGGATAGTAAGTTTACTTTACCAGGTTAATATGATATAATATCTTTATTATATTAATGAAAGTTTGCAATGACTACATACAATTTTAAAGGTAAACAGTGGGTAGAAGATAATAAAGTTAGAATGGAGCAGTAGGTGTTTTTATTAGTGCATCTGATCATGTGCTTATTGGATTTACTAGTGGTTTAGAATTTTTATTTGATGTAGATGATCTTAGAGCTGGCGATCTCTGGTATTTAACTCCTGCTGAAAATTTTCCATGTCTTTTATTTTTATAAAAGAGAGTATAGAAAAATGAATAAAGAAAAATACCCAGGTGAAATTGCATATTATGAAGCACTAATAGTTGCAATGATTAGAGCCTGCCGACATGACGCTTATTGTTTACCCCAACGAGCTATGGACTTAGTTGAAAAAAGAAGGAAGTTATTTAATGAAAACATTTAAAGATACTAGCGGAAATGCTTCTCAGCGCCGCAAAATTTCTCGTGCGCGAGTTCACCGTTCTTACAAACAGATCTTTGAAGATAAAGAATGTGGTAATGGAACTTTCCATACTTACCATCTTTATGTTCCTGAAGATCCTTGGTCGTGGGTAGATTTTAAATTTCTATCTTTAAAGAATCCCAAGAAGTATTATTTTGCTGTTTCAATGATTACTCTGACTCAGGATGCTTATGATACGGATGAGGAACTCGCATATCAAAAGCTTGATGAAATTGATGGCCCATATGATATTGTGTTTGAAATGGAACCGTGTTCTAAGGAGATTCAGAAAAAATACGGTCGTGGTTGTAAACAATATAAACCTAATGAAGAAGCTGAAAATAAATTAGCGAAACGCACTGAAATCCGTTTATCAATTTCAAGAGTACTAAATGCGATTGAGCGAGATATGGTTCCAGTTATTAAAGTTAATACTGAAGACTACCGTCCTGGCTGTATTGGATTATTAATGGTTGTCGATGAACCATTTTTAAATGCGGAAGTGATTGAAAAATATATTAAATTATTCCGCGAAATTGGAGAACCAGTAAATGATGGTATCGTATGGGAAGGACCAAATGTCAAAATCACCCCAAATAAAGAAAGCAATATTCAAGAAGACTCCGGAGACTAAGAAGCCAGAGCTTCTTAATCCTGAGCAGATTGCTGCTCGACGTGTTCCAATAGAAGATGTTGAATTAAATCTAGGTAAGAACGGTAATTGGCAATGTCATTATTGTTCTAGACGCTTTATGGGCGAAGGCACTTTCATGCGTCATCATTGCGAACCTAAACGCAGAGCTGAAGAACTTATTAATCCTATTGGTCAAGCTGCATTCGGATATTATCGCGAGTGGATGCGCAAGAAGAAATTTAGTCAACCAGTTGCTGCGGCTTTTATGGAGTCTAAATATTATAGAGCATTTATAAATTTTGCTCAAATGATTATAGATGCAAATATTGCACGTCCAGAAATTTACATGGACTTAATGATTGCTGGTTCTATCTTACCAATTCTTTGGTGCAGAGATTCTGCATACGCAATCTATCTTGAGTGGTCTGAGAAGTTAGTAGACCCGCTTGAACAAGTACAGGATTCTGTAAATTATCTTTTCGATATCTGCGAGAAAGAGAATATTAAAATTTCTAACATATTCGTTTCCATGGGAGCTCAGCGCGTATTATCTTTAATTCGTCAAAGACGATTAACGCCATGGCTTTTATTTTGTTCTCCAAAGTTTGGAGACCTGCTTCGCACTCTAGATAAATCTCAGCTTATCGCGTTTAACTCTGTTGTGAATGGAACTTATTGGAGCAATAAATTTCAATCAGAAAAATCAACAATCATCGCAATTAAGGAGATTGTTGCTGAGGTAGGATTATAATGTTTACTCCGGATATTGACATTGACATGCAAACAAAGTTTGTACCATCATCACTATTTCCTTGGGTGCGTGCAAGCAGAGTTAAAGACGATAATTTGTTCCCACATCCTTGCGGCATTTATCCTCAGGATATTCCTGTAGATTTAGTTACTGGATTCTCAGCAATTCCTTTTAAAGAAGCAGAAGATTTAGGTTATAGCAAAATAGATTTCCTGCATCTAGGAATTTATGATTACTTTGAAACAAGAAAAGAAATCGAAGAGCTTCTTGAACTAGAACCAGATTGGGGTCTACTTACTTTGCCGCAAGAACAAGCTAAACTATTTCAGCTTTCAAAGCATGGAGATATTTTAAGTTTAGTTAAGCCTAAAAATATTGAAGAGCTTGCAGATGTTCTCGCATTAATTAGACCGGGTAAAAAGCAATTTGCTAAACTCTATCTCTCCCAGAAAGAATCCACACGAAGAATTTTGTATGCCAAAGACGAGCAGGGATACTCTTTCAAAAAATCCCACGCAATTGCATCCAGTTTAGTAATAGTTTTACAACTTCATTTAATAGAAGCTGGTGCTATTTAGTATCATTCTGATAACAGAACTGTTACACTCTTTTTGTTTACTTGTCCTGAGAAGTGTGATATAATAGTATCATAAATTGATAAAGCAGAAAGAATTAAGATGAAAACATTTTTACAACTTTCCTTAATTGAACCTCGATATGAAGATTTTAAATTAGAATCAAAGAAAGAAAAATTATGACTACTCCTAATTCAAAACCTGAAGGTTTATTTAATTTGAATTTTGTATCTAAGCATCTTGCTGGATATTATATTGATGTGAATGGTCACAAAACCTGTGTTGCTAGGGCAGTTAAATGGAACTAGATGATTGGAAATACTTACTAATGGCATTAAATTCTGGTGGTGCTACAGATGTAAAATGTCCGGCAGTAAGGACCTCTTTGAAAAAGTTAGGATTCATGACAGTTGTTAAAGTTAGGGCTAATTATGCAGGTAGTCAAATTATGCCGCATGGAATGGCTCTAACCAAAAAAGGTCAGAAGCGTGCATTAGAAATTAAAAAGCAAATAGATGAAGACAGATTGTTAAGAATAAAATGTCTTCATCGAAGGGGTATTAGTGGTGCGGCTTTTCCTAAAATAATATCTAAAGGTGATAAAAATGTATAGTGCCTATGTTCTAACTAAAAAAGGAAGGAAGGCTCTCATAGATAATATAGAGCCAAATTTCTTTGATGTTATTGCTCATCACGTAACGATTAATTTCGGTGTTCATCCATCTACTCCAATTCCAGCTCCAGCGAAAGTTGTTGCTATTGGTTATATTTCAGATGAATCACTTGAAGCAGTTATTGTAACAGTCAATGGGAAAGCATTTAGACCTGATGGAAAGAGATACCATATAACTCTTTCATTGGATTATTCAAAAGGTCGTAAACCAGTTGATTCGAATGGTTTGATTGCTGGAAAGCAATTCACAGAAATAACACCATTTGAAATCGACACAGTTCCGGAAATACTAAAATGAAAGATATATTTGGAAAAGAATTATCTCTTGGAGATACCGTCGCTTTTAATCCACCGTACAGTAAGGGATTAATAATAGGCACAATAGCTAAATTTACACCTAAGCAAGTGAAAATTGAATATTATGGTAGTACTTGGCGAGAGCAATCAGTATTGATGTCAAAGTTGGATTATCCAGAAAATGTAGTTAAGAAAGATTAAAATGAAAAAAACATACTTGGTCGGTGGAGCAGTTAGAGATAAATTGCGGGGTAAAATTCCCAATGATTTGGACTATGTAGTTGTTGGCGCTACCGAAAAAGAAATGTTGGCTGATGGTTTTGTTCATGTAGGTATGTCATTTCCAGTTTTCTTGCATCCTGTTACTGGGGCTGAGTATGCTTTAGCCCGTACAGAAAGAAAAACCGGTTTTGGATATACAGGTTTTGCTGTTACATTTGATCCATCTATCACTATCGAATCCGATTTAATGCGAAGAGATTTGACTATCAATTCAATCGCTGAAGATGAAGATGGTAATTTGGTTGATCCATTTGGCGGTCAAGAAGATTTGAAAAATGGTATCTTGCGTCATACATCACCAGCATTTGCTGACGATCCATTGCGTGTAATCCGGTTGGCTAGGTTTGCAGCTCGATTTGAGAGTTTTACAATTGCTCAAGAGACAGTTGATTTGGCTAGAAAGATTGTTAAGTCTGGTGAAATGGAATCTTTGACTCATGAAAGATATTGGGCTGAGATCGAAAAGGTATTTGTTACCCCACGTCACGCATTGACATTTTTTGAAGTGCTGTATAGATTTGGTGTCATGGATAATGTATCTTTCTTTTATAATTTGTTTAACACAGCTGCAGCATTTTGGTTTGCTGCTGGTATTGAAACAGATAAAATTGCTGAAGAAGATAAATTGATGGCATTTGTAGCTCTTTCATCTAAAGCTGGTGCATTTGAAATGGTTAAAAGCAAAAGTGAATTCGCTGAAGCTGCTAGAAATTTGAATTTGGTTTGGAAGAATCGTGCTGATGGTTATGTAACACAGCCAATGGTTAAATTTGATGTTGAGCAGATTTTTAATGTGTTGAAGAAAATCAGAGGTTTTGATAAGCAATCTACAGCTCTGAAAGCTTTGTTGACAGTAATGACTTATGGTGAATATTCAGGTATGAAATATCATGTATCATCTACTGACTTGGCTAAATGTGCAGAAGCTGGACAGTCAGTTACCTCAGAAGCATTTCAGCATCTTAAAGGTAAAGAAATTGGTGAGTGGATGGATCGCTTGCGCAAGGTTAAAATGGTTGGAGCTTTGGGAGAATATGCATGAACAAAAATATGCAGGATTTATGTCATCATATGATGCGGAGTGTATTCTTCCCTTCAATTTCAGATCATGAAATCCAACCAATTATTAACATGGTTGTGCAGGAAAGTATTTCAATTCTTGATGCTGAAATTAGGAAGACTACTGATAGTGTAGTTATTATAGGATTAAAAAATGCACAGAAATTAATCAAAGAACATTTTAAGGAGTAATGAAATGACAAGCGTAAGAGTTAGACCTAACTATAATCCAAATAAAACATATCCAGTTTTTATTGGGCATGAATGTGTTGAGGTTTCTGGCAATAATATGCATAGAACTATTGAACGCGAAATGACTTTTGCTGAACGATTACTACGTGTTGAGAAAAGTCTTGAAAGAGCTGGATTGCTTATTGATATTATGGAGTTTTAATTGATACGTATAACTGAACGTGGTGGCTTACGAGAGGATAAAGATGCAAGATAATCTATCTTATCCATGTCAACAACTGTATAATCTATTAATCGTTGGAATATATAGAGAACAGTTAGAACTGTTTTTATCTACAAGTAAAATTGAAGAAATAGAAACAGATCTAATAAAATATGTCATCTCACTAGAAAATGAATTATCAGGGAAGTTAAATGAAAGCGAATAAAGATACTGCATTATTTACAATGCTTGCTGGTTCCCGACTATATGGAACCGCAACAGAAAAATCAGATTACGATTATAAGACTGTGTGCTTGCCATCTCTTGATACTCTGCTGTTGAATATCAAAGTAACTAATCGTAAAGAAAAACCTGAAGGCGTAAAAGCTGGGGATAGGATGTCTGCAGGCGAAACTGAAACGGAATATCTTCCACTACAAGTTTTCTTTGATGACTTCTATGCTGGTCAAACTTATGCTGTTGAAACTGCATTCGCAGCAAAAGACGGTAAGTTTGCTACTGATGGAGATTATACGGATTTATATGCGACATCTGATCTTCTTGATATGAAAGGTATCATGGAAGAATTGGTAACACGATTCTTAAATCGTAATGTTAAGAAGATGGTTGGCTATGCGGTTTCTCAGGCTAAGTTATATGGTCTAAAAAATGAACGTTATACAACGTTGACTAAAGCTGTTCAGTTGCTGAGGGATGCAATAGGTGATACTGATCAGACATTGAGAGTGAATGACCGATTAGTAACTGCGCTGTTAATGCTGCCACACGTTAAAGTTGAGAAGCTTGCTGGAAGTGGTTCAAAGTTATTTCATGCAGAGCCAGCAGATGTTTTGAATATCTGTGGTAAGCAGTATTATTTCACTGTTAGTCTTCAAACAATACTAACATCTGTAGCAAATACTGTAGCGACTTATGGTAAGCGTGTTACACTTACTGATAAGGATGATGAGGGTGTTGACTGGAAAGCTTTGTCCCATGCTGTTCGTATCACTGAACAGATCTTAGAACTTAGCAATAAGGGAACTTTGACTTTACCACGGCCAAATGCAGATGTTTTGTTGAAGCTGAAAAATGGTGAAGTATCTTTACCAGTTGCAACTGCATATCTTGAAGATGCATTTAATCAAATAGATGATGCAGTAGCTAATTCTGTTTTAAGAGAAAGAACGAATGAATTAGATGCTGAATTCAAACAGTGGAAAGTTGCTGTACTAAGCCACCTATATGATTTGCGGGTATATTAATCAGTACTAAGTTTTTTTAACTTAATCGCTATTCCTTCTGGAATAGGAACTACACGTCTCCTTCGAACCTTGGTACTATTCATAGCTTCGAAGGAGAATGCTTGTCCTATAATTCTAGCTACATAATTGCTATCAAAAGTTCTATACATCGGAGCTAATTTTTCAGTTAATCCCTGCCTTGCAACTTCAATACTTAGCGGGCAAGATTCAGATTTACTGTAGAACCAATATGTAGCAACACTCAAAAAATCTGGTACGGATATGTTTCCCTGCTCAGCATAATCAACAACATAAGCTCCGATTTCTGTTGGCGAGATGTTATCTATCACACATAAATATTGTTCTCGCTTATATTCTAATAGCGCCATAATGTGTAGATTAACGGGCTCATCAACCATTTCAATTTTTAAAGCCGGAATTTTTTTCTTGGCCATTTAAGACTCCTAGTATTCGATTCAGTATTTATCCTGTTATAAACCTGAGTCCGAACTCAATCTTTATAAGATAAATATATTTTTGAATAGGAGATATTATGACTTGGTTAGGTGATAGAACAAATAGAGTTTCAGATACTGTTCGTGCTCCATTATTAGAAGAACGAGAACTTCTTATTAAAGAGATTCACGAATTAAAAAGTCAGCCAATTAAAAATGGTGCTTTAGGTTTAAAGTTCCGTCAAGAAGATCTTCTTGCGCTCGCAAAAAAAGTAACTGACATCGATAAGAAATTAGGAAGATTAATAGTTTGATAATGTTATTTTATTACAATTGTAACATTAGTTAATGTATCTTATTTTAATCATTAAGTCACTTTATGTATAAAATAAGAT